CCGGCAATGGTCGCCGCACGCTGCCCCGCCGTCTGCCGCTGGCCGGCAGCCAGAGCGAGCATGGCGAGCTGGCCGAGCATGGTCGACTGCGCCGACTGCCGGTCCTCGTCGTTGGCGAGCGTGCTGGAGATCGCGCCCATAGGGTTCAAGAGCGTGTTCTGGTTGCTGTTAAACATCACAATAGGCCTTTCACCGCGAGACCGTGCTGGGCGTTGTGGAGGTCGAGGATCTGCTTCTGCAGCGCGTCGCGCCGCTGCTGCTCCTCTTCCTGCGTCTGCTTCTCCTGCTCGGAGATCTGCGTCAGGAGGCCGGCGATCGGGTTCTCCTGCGGCTGCTGTTCGCCCTGCAGCAGCTTGCCGATCGGGTCATCGCCGCCAGCAGCCGGCTGCTCATCCCCGGAGTAAGCAAGCGCAGCGAGCGCTACCGGGTCCATGCCGCCGCCAAGGACGTTTGGCATTTTTCCGCCGTTCATCGCCGCGACATGCTGCGCGACGGTGCCAGCGCCGTCAGAGCGGTTGTAGTGGCCGGGCGAGCCAGCCAGCACGGTCGAATACATATCATCCAGGCCCATGCCGGGCTTGAAGCCACGGCCGTGCAGGAAGCGCCCGAAGGCATCCACCTGGTTCCTCACGCTGGGATGGGCGACGTCCACCCCATACTGCGCCCGCTCGCTCGGGCCGGCTTGGAAGAGGCCGAAATACTTGTTGTCCTTGCCGCCCCAGACGTTCGGGCGAAAGCTGCTTTCGTGATCAAACACCTTCAGCGCGTGATCGGGGTTGTACCCGTCACGCGCCGCCGCAGCGCGCAGATAGGCGATGTCTTCGGGACTGAGAGGCATTTCTACCTCCAGCCAAGAAGGCCGCCTTGCGGAGCCATGTTGCCGCCACCCATACCCATCTGAGGCTGCTGCTGCGGGGCCATGTTTCCACCGGCCATGCCAGTCTGAGCCTGCGGGGGAGCCATATTGCCGCCGGCCATGCCGCCGCCGCCCTGCATGCCCATCGGCCGCATGTTGCCGCCAAAGAGTGCAGCCCACGGGAAATTGCCGCCAAACATCGGCGACCGCATGTTGCCGCCGTAAAGGGCCGCCAGCGGAGAGTATCCGCCGCGAAATCCGCCAAACATCGGCGACCGCATGTTGCCGCCGGCCATGCCCATCTGCGGGTTGAACTGCGGCGCCATGTTGCCGCCGGCTGACCCCTGCTGCATCGGCTGCGGAGCCATGTTGCCGCCGGTCGACGCAAGGTCTTGCGGCGGGCCGCTCACGCCGAAGGGTTTCACGGGAGCCATGTTGCCGCCAGCCTGCGCGCCGCCTCCGACAGGAGCCATGTTGCCACCGGCGACGCCCATTTGAGCCTGCGGGGGAGCCATGTTCCCGCCAGCCATCCCGCCGAAGCCAAGGCCGTTGAAGCCATTTGATCCAACCATCGCCATTTTGTTTCTCCGATTAGCGGGATTGATTAAGGAAGTTCATTGAAAAAAGTTGCCTTTAGGAAGCGGGCCGCCAGTTCCTGCAGCCATTGCAAGTCCAGATCCAAGCAAGCCGGGGATGCTTGACAGCCCGCCAGTGCCGAATGCTGCCGCCGCACCAAGGCCGAGGCCGAGCGCGTTCATCAGCGGGCTGCTGCTTTGCTGCTGCTGCGGGGACATCTGCCAGCCGGAGGTTGCGGTGTTCTGGTTGGTGTCGTGCGGGGCCGTGCCGAGCGTCTGGTTGTAGGCCTGCAGCGCCTGATAGGGCATCTGCTGCTGCCGCAAGAACTCCTGATAGCGGGCGCTGTCCTGCGCGCCCTGCGTCTGCTGCGCCGCATTGCCATACTGGAACACGTTGTTGATGTCGCCGACGTTGGCCTGACGCGCCGACGTGCCGATGCCGGCAGTCTGCTGGCCCGCACCCATCAGGCGGTTCATGTAGTTGCTGAAGGCGTTCTGGTTCGCGCCCTGCGCCTGCATGTTGTTGCTGATGTCTTGGCCGAGCATGTTAGTCGCCTGCCCGTAACCGCTGTTCAACAAGTTCGCGATCAGGTTGTTCGTCTGCAGGTTGTTCTGCGCCGTGGCGACGCCTTCCTGCACGCCATGACGCGAGCCGCCGAAAGCATGCGCGCCGATCGCCTGATCGCCCGTCTGGTTCAGAGACTGCTGCAGGTTCTGCTGGCCGATCTTGCTGACGCTGTCGACGACATTCGAGATGTAGGGGTTCATGTAGTCGGAGATGCCCGACAGGCCGTTCTTGAACGTCTGCGGGTCTATCTGCGGGCCAGCCTGCGTCGCCGCGTCAGTGTAGCCCTGCGCCTGCGAGAAGAACGGGTTGTAGGCTCCGACAGAGTTGCGGAACATATCGCCGGCGGCCTGCTGGTCAGCCGTCATGCCGGGCGACAGCTCGCCGCCATAGGCTTGTCCGGGGTTGCTCAGCAGCTTGCTTGCCGCGTCGACGCCCTGTTGCGAGGCGGCAGTCAGCCAGTTCGGGATCACCGTGCTGGTGTTACTGTTCTGCGCCGAGTAAGTCGGCAGCGCATATTGCTGCCCGCCTCCGCCCTTCGACATGCTCTCAGTCCTTCAGTTCTAGTTCAAATGTGACGCATTTCGGCTTGAAGCCATACGCAGGGAACCTGCGCAGGAACCCCTTGCGGGAGACGCTGGTCAGCCCATTGCAGCCGTTCTCGCGCGCAAACTCCTTCACGCGAGGCAGATACTCAGTCAGCAGCCGGTCAAGGTCGCCGGCAGCAATAAACAGGTGCAGTTTGCGACAGCGCGGGTATTCGACGATCTCGGTGACAAGGCAGCACTCGTCGTCGCCCCAGTATTGATAGCGCCCGGCCTTGACGCCGTCCGCAATGTCCTGCCGTGTGTGCGTGCCAGCGATGGCGAGAGCCTTGTCGAAAAGCTCCGGCAGCGTGTGGCGCGTCTTCATACTGGCGGCTGAATACCGTGCGGCGCGACCGTCGTCGTGATGGCTCCGGCGTTCGACACAGTCACCTGCCAGACCGTGCCGTCAGGCGACTGCAGCAGCAGTTGTGGCTGGACGGTGTATGGCCCGGCAAGCAGGCCAAGACGCCGGGAAAGCTGCGCGGCAAGCGCCGACGCCCATTGCTGGCTATATTGCTGCGGAGCCGTGCCGAAGTTCGGGGCCGGCGGGTTTGCGCCCTTGATCGCCATGTTTAGCGCTCGCCTCCGTTAGCCTCAAAGTCAAACCGGATGGGGCCGATCGACCAATAGTTGTCGTTGGTCGCCTCAATCCGCATGCGGAGGTCGCGGCCCTGCGCACGCATGTCGGTATATCCATCGGAGCGAGGGATATACGGCCCGTATGTCGTTTCCGACTGGTCGCCGGTGAAGCGGGACAGGATCTTGATCTGGTAGTTCTGCGAGCCGTATTGCGGGTCGACAGGGACCATCGCTTGGTTGATGTCGACGATTTTTGCGCGAGCGCCGATGTCGATCAGCGAGCTTTCGGCCCAGACAGTTCCAACGCGCGTCAAGCCGCCATCAAGCCAGCCATCCTCAAATTGATAGAGATACTGATCTGTCTTAGCGCCTACCGGGTATTTCGCGGTATTAGCGCCAACCATCGCCGTTACATTCCGAGACCCGCGCGCCCACCAGTTCTCGACGTAATTCCAGACGACATAGTGGTTGTTCTCGCCGTCTGTCTGGTTGACGTCTGGGTAGTCCATCCAGAACTCAGGGAAGACGCCATTTTCATGCATATGCGATCGATAGACCCCGTAGACAGGGTCGAAGTCGAGCTTTAGGTCGTTGAAGAACGGACACTGCAGCGGCCTGACAGCAGAGCCGTCATAGACCCAGAAGCTCTCGTCGCCGAACCAGACAGCCATGTTGCCGCCGACCGCCAGCGTATTAGGCGCGGCGAAGGTTGTCGCGCCGAGCTTCTCAATGCCGTAGAAATACGGTGCGCCGACATATCGCATGAGAAACGCTTCATGCTGCGTCAGGATCAAGATGCCTTCTTTGACGCGAATGCCTGAGACGATCGGGCTAGTCGCCTCAATGTCAATATAGCCAGCCTGACCGCCAGTCGTGTTAAACGTCCATCCGTTGTAGTTTTCAAAATCTGACCAAGCGACGCGGCGCTTGTTCCCGCCGGAGCCGAGCAGCACGACGGCGCGCTCAGACGTCACCAGCACGGCGGTGTTACCAATGGGAGCGTTGCTTGGCACGTCCATCGTAACCGGCTGGCCGGTAGACGGTGACATATGGAACAGGCGGCCATCAGACGAGCAGCAAGCGAGGAGATCCTGCCCGAAGCTGGCAAACGTCCAGAAGTCGGGCTTGCGGAACTGCGGAGCGCTATAAGAGCGCTGCCGGCCGTAGGTGTCCTGGCCGACATACCATGAGCCAGTGTGAACGCCTGACTGCGAGCCGCTGGTGTTTATCGACGTGCCGTTCTTGCCGCCGGCAATGGTGCAGATCTGGAACGTGTCGGTCGAGATCGGCTTCACATAGTAGGCAGTCGAGGCAGAGATGCCGGTTGGTAGCGCGCCAGTCGTGGTAAATTTGACGACGTCGTCCTTTGTTAGGCCATGCTGCACCCAAGTGACGATAGCTGGCGAGGCGATCGAGATCGTCACAATGCTTGATTTGACGACAGTCGTGCCGCTGGGGTCGCTGATCGGGTTCGGGTCGCTGTATGTTCCGACGCCGTAACCAGAGCCGCCGACGCCGCCAATGCCGATGAAGCTACCGGGCGTGACGTCAAAGTCGCCGCCATACTCCACGCGCACGCCGTTTTCATGGCCCACGGCCAGCCATAGGTTGTTGACGTTGTCGCGCCACTGGAACAGCTTGCGGACCTTCGACGGCATGATGTCCGTTGAGATCTTGTTGTTCCCGCCGATCGGACACATCGCTCCGGAAACCCAGCGGACGTTCGACGTGTCCCAAAAGGCATTCGGGACGTCGTATGGAGTAGCCTGCCTGATGACGCCCGGTTTAATGTCGAGAGACGCCCACGCCATCAGGTTTCTCCCGTCCAGTCGATTATAATTGATCCAGATCCGCCACTGAAACCGGAAAATCCGTTAAGGTTATTTGCGCGGCACGCGCCGGAGATAAATTGAAAACCAGCTCCACCACCGCCTCCACCGCCCGCGCTACCGATCGCCATAGCGATGACTGCCGCGCTCGTCGGGCCTGTGCCGCCTGTCAACGCCGGGTTGTTGAAATAGCTGGTGATGGTTTTGGCTCCAGCGCCTCCGTTGCCGCCTGTCCTGCCGGCACCATAGGCATTCCCGCCGCTTCCGCCATTTGCGCCGTTGCCGGATGCACCGTTGTATGTCGTGCCATCTACCAGGTTCGGTGAGCCACCTCCGCCGCCTTGGCATGACACATAATATGCATCGCCAGATGTGCCAAAAGACGAGTTTCCAGCCGCTCCGCCGTCAGATGCTCCACCGGCGGGGCAAACGCCGTCAGTAGAGCCATTGCCGCCTGCTCCGCCACCGCCTGCTGCCGTCACGGTGATGCGCAGCGTTCGGTATTGCGGGATCGTGAAGCTCGTCCCGCTGGTCAGCGTAGAAGTTCCGCCGGTGGCGACTTTGTTCGTGCCATAGAAATCCGACACTTTTGTCACCGAGCCGGCTGCAAACGCCTTCACGCCGCCGCCGGGCGTGCCGATGACCTTGCCCTGATACGCGGCGAGGTTGTAGCCGTAGCCAAACTCGGTGTTCAGATCGGCGAGGCTGATCGGCGGGTTGTTTCCGCCACTTGGGAGCGTCATGGTTATTTGCCCTCAAGTTGTTCGACGCGCGCCGAAAGCTCCTTCACCGCCTCGATCAGCACGCCGACAAGGTTGCCATAGGCGACAGACAGCGTGTCATCTGAGTTGCGGATCACAACCTGCGGGACGATCTCCTGCATCTCCTGCGCGATCACGCCGACGCCTGCCTTGCCGGTGTCCACCCTGTCATAAAAGACGCCACGCATCCGGCCGACGAGGGAGACGGCGTCGCGGATCGTCTGCACGTTCTCCTTCAGCCGCGCGTCCGAATAGGCGGTGACGTTGCCGGCGGCCGTGAAGTCGCCAGACGAGATGTTCCATGACACGCGCGCCGTGCCGCCGCTGTTTTTGAAACCTGCGACCGTCGCATTGCCGAAATAGTAGCCGCCAGATGAGCCGAGCGTCAGCGTCATCTCGGTGGTGCTGTTCACGATCGCCAAATTGCCGGTGAGCGTGCCGCCGGTCAGGGCGAGGCGGGCAGCGTCTCCGGCGTCAACATAGGTCTTGTTCGTTACATGCGCGGCGCTGGTCGGAACAAAGCTGGCGTTGACGGTCGTGCTGAATGTCGCGACGCCGGTGACGCCAAGCGTGCCAGCCACTGTGGCGTTGCTGTTCAGAGCCGCCACGCCGGTCACAGTCAGCGTGCCGGAGAACGCGCCGTTGACGCCCGAGATGTTGCTCACCGACGTGATTGCTCCAGTCGACGTGAACGTGCCAGACGCGGTGACATTGCCGCCGGTGACCTGTAGCTGGCCGGAGCCGACGTTCAGGCCATTCGACGGCAGGTTCAGCGCGCCAGCCATCGTCTGCGCGCTGGTCAGCGTGCGAGAGACCATCTGGTTGTCGATGGTTGTGAAGTTGCCGTTGATATGGCCGCCCCACGCATTCGTATCTGCGCCGACCTCGGGCAAGGTGAACGAGTAGGTGGGAGTGATGGTGTTTGCCATTTATGCCGCCTCTTGATGCGGGTTGTATGTTTGCGGAACCTCTTGCCAGATCGCACCCTCGACCGGCCCGGCGGGGCGCGGTGAGCTTCCTCCGAGCGGAGATCCGCCGAGCGGGGCGCTGACAAGCAGTCCGATGTTCTTTGTGCTGCTGGGCGTTGGTGGCGGATCGACCGTTGACCACTTCGCGCTGCCGTTTTGCTGCACGTTCCAGATCGCCACTACCTGCTCGCCAGAAGGCGGCGCGCACAGCCCGCCAAGCGGGGAGCCGCAGACCGGCGCGCTGACCAAGAGGCCGATGCTGTGCGAACTGCTTGGCGTCGGCGGCGGGGTTACTTGCTGCCAGCTATCATCGCCGATCGGCTGCTCGGTCCAGATCGCCGAGGCGTTCGGGACGAGACCCCAGAGGACGTAGACATTGCTGCCTACAACATCTGGCGCTTCAGAGGCCGCCAGCGCCGCGCTGGAGAAGATGCCGACAGAAACAGACGCCGTGTCTGGCTGCTCTGTAGCCGCCAGGACAAAGTCAGGCTTGGCGGTGACGCCAAACGCCGCCGCATCCTGCGCCTCATTGGCAAGCAGGCTCGTTAGCGTGATCGCCGAAACGGCAGCGGCTGCCGTGTCCGATGCCTCGGATGCCGACAGGGCCGCCGTCGCGTAAACGCCGGCCGAGATCGAGGCCGTGTCTGGCGCTTCCGCCGCCGACAGATACGCCAGCGTGGAGGCCGACACAGACGCCGCAGCCGTGTCCTGCGCTTCGGTTGCGGATAGTGCTACCAGCCAAGTTGCAGAAGCAGCCGCAGAGGCCGTGTCCTGTGCCTCTGTGGCAGCAAGATACGCCGTTGACACAATGCCGGCAGCAAACGAAGCGCTGTCTGGCGTCTCAGTCGCCACCAGATATATGTCAGACTGGACGCTGGCCGCAGAGAAGGCCGCAATGTCTGCCGCCTCGGTTGCGGAAAGGCTTACCGGCGTGGTTACCGACGTGGCAAACGACGCGGTATCCTGCGCCTCTGTCGCCGCCAGACTTGCAGACGCCGTCACAGAAACAGAAGCCGCAGCCGCGTCCGTAGTCTCGGAAGCGGACAGGCTTGCCGACGCAGTAACAGAAGCCGACACAGACGCGGTGTCAGCCGCCTCCGTAGCCGACAGGCTGGCAGAGGACGTGACAGAAGCAGACGCAGACGCCGTGTCCTGAGACCCCGTCGTCGACAGGCTCAGTGACGCGGTGACAGAGACGCTCGCCGCAGCAGTGTCAGGGCTTTCTGCGGCGACGAGAGACGCAATGGTTACAGCCGACGCAGAGCCGCTGGCGGTGTCAGATGCTTCTGTCGACGCTAGAGACAGGGCTTTCGGTGGGATCGTACTGCTGATGGCCGCAGCGCCGATAGGCCACGACGCGACCGCACCGCCGGTCAGAGACGAAGATGCGGCCGCAAATGTTATTACTGGCGTGCCGGATACAGGTGCGCCAGAGATCGGGGCGCTTGATACGCCAGTGCCAAAGGCCATCAAAACCCCCGAGTGGAATTAGCTCCAGTTACCGACTGTCGTCACGGTATTGGTTCCGACGGGGTAGCACTTGAACCAAGAATTGACGCCGACAACGGCAGCGGCGGCGGTGGTGAGCTGGATGCTCGGGATGATCGTGCCGCCGGCGTTGATGCGGAAAATGCCCTTGATGAGAACCGACACCGCGGTGCCGGTGCCGGCCGTCACGATGTTGCCGGTCTGCGCAGACGCGCTCGACCAGATGCCGCCGACAGCAGCAGCAGTTGTTTGCGTAGTCGCGTCGAGGCCGACGGCGTGCCACGCCGCCGACGTGAATGTCGCCGTTCCAGCGCCGCCGATCGAGAAACCCATGTTGCCGGAGGTCGCAGACATGCTCGACAGGTTCAACGAGCATTCAAAAAAATATGTCGTCGCGGCGTTGACCGTCAGCGCGCCGTTTGTCGAGCTGTTGAACACCTTCTGCAGGGTGATGTTGTTACCCAGCGTCAGCGTCGACGTCGTGCAGCAAAATTGCTCGGACGACACGACGCCGCGCTGGTTGCCCACGGGCGTGAAATAGAAGGCGTTGCCATCATACTCAATCGACCCGCCATCCGGCGTCGTCATCAACGTGCCGACTTCAAGCTCGAGAGAGCATTTTGTCGTCGTGCCACCGCCGATCTGGAGGATGGCGGTATTGTCAGGCGTGAAATTTATGCCGACGTTGCCGTTAACGTCCTGCTGGACGTTTCTTGCCGCCGGGATATTCAGCCAAATGTCCTTGGTTCCGGCGCTGAAGGTCACCGCTGTATTAGCGTTTGACGAAGAAATTACCGTCGTTCTGGTGATCGTGTTCAGCGCGGAGTAGGTGCCGAGGCCAACCTCCCATTCGGCGCTGTCCTTCGACTGGATGCAGTAGAAGCAGGTGTCGCTGGTCGCCATAACCGCAGAGAAGGTGCGATAGCCAGTCGGCGCGGTGCCGGAGACGGTGAACGCGCCTGTCCCGGTCGACGTGCTGGTATCGTAGACGCGGTCTGCGGTTATGTGCGCCATTTACGCCTCTGCCTCGGGCTGCTTTAGCGCCGCATCAGCCTGCGCGCGGATATTGGTAAACACGTCGATGGACGCCTTCAGCGGCAGCTCGCCGAGAGCCGCCATGACGACGTTCCACTGGGCGACAGTCAGCTCAATGGTGATTTTTTTGTCCTCCATCACGCGCCCCACGGCAGCGGAGGGCGAACGATAGGCGGGTTGACAAGATCCGCGATCTGCTTGTCAAGGTTGGCATCCAGTTCCGCCAGCTTCGCTGCGCCCATTGCGTCAACAAGCCAGCCTTCGACCTGCGACTGCGTCAGGTCAGCATACGGGGTGAACGGCGCGGCTAGGTCAAGCGTCACGCCTTGCGAGCCGTAGACATCAGCAAGGTGAGTGCCGTCAGTCGCCTGACGACGCCAGTAGATGGTGAAGACGACATCCTGCTTGCCGTCTTTCTCGCGGTAGCATTCAATCTGAGAGATGACCCAGTTGTAGGTGGTAGGCATCTATTACTCCTTAAGCTGTAACTGCCTTGATGACGGCAAAGCTGAACACAGGCGCATCAGTCGCAATTCCGCCAGTCGTATAGAACGTAATGTTGAAGCTACCGGCTGCAACCGCTGTAACAATGATGTTGTAAAGGTTCGTGCCAGACTTCTGGTTAACAAGAATGACATCGGTAGCTGCTACAGTGCTGTTGGTAACAGTGAATGTCGTCGCAGTCGTAACGCCAGCAGCAGAGAACAGCGTGATAGCGCCGTTGGTCTTGTTGAGAGTGACGCCGGTTGTGCGGGAGGTAAGCTGAGTTACCGCGCCACCGGAGCCTGTCCCGTAGCCCAGACCGCCAGTGCCTGTGTTAAGTACGTTACCGTTTTTATCAATCGCAATCGCATTAATGACCGTAGAGAAATCCCCAGCTACTGCCGTATTTATCTGATAAATATAAGTGCCTAGACCGTTGGCGGTAAATCGCGCAAATCCGCCGTTACTGGCCCCCGCAACCGTGTCAAGGTAAGCGAAGGTCGGATATGAGGTACGTATGCTGAAAGTACCAACCACTTCAAGTTTTGCGCCGGGGCTTGCGGTCCCGATACCTACGATACCAGAGGCGTCGATACGCCAACGCTCGGAGCCACCTGTCGCAATGGCCGCAGTATCGGCTTACGGGTCGATCAAAGAAGGTCAAGACAAAAAGAATTACTACAACCAACTCGCTAATCAGACTCGCGTTGAGACTGAGCGCAAGGCTATTCAATATGAATTTCAAGGTAATCAAATATTGCAACGCACAAATGCGGCTAATGCGGCAGT